CGCTCCGCCACTGGCTCGACCTGTGGGAAGACGAGTTGAACGCGAAGCTCTTTGCGCGCCGCAACCGCGCGTCGTTCGTCTATTTCAACGACGACGAGCTTCTCCGCGGCGACTTCAAGACCCGCATGGAAGGCTATGCACGCGCCGTGCAAAGCGGGATCTACACGCCGAACGAAGCGCGCGAGAAAGAGAACTATCCCGCAAGCTCCGATCCGAACGCCGACAAGCTCCACATGCAGGGCGCGACCGTGCCGCTCGGGGAGCAAGGGCAGATGAACCAACCGCCGGCCGCCAAGCCGGATCAACCTACAGAGGACAACGACGATGCAGCGCGAGCGGCGTAACTTCGCGATCGAAGAGGTGCGGGTTGCTCCGGAGAGCGGCAGCATTGAAGGCTATGCGGCCGTGTTCGGCGCGGACAGCGTCGACATGGGCTTTATCGAGCGGATTGCGCCCGGCGCGTTCAAGCGCTCGATCGAGTCCGGCGAGATCATTCACGCGCTCTGGAACCACAATTCCGACTTCGTGCTCGGCTCGACCCGGTCCGGCAAGCTCGCGCTGTCCGAGGACAGCAAGGGGCTTCATTTCCGGCTCGACGCCTCCCGGCTGACAGCGGCGCAAGTGGACGCTGTGAAAGACGGTGACATGCGCATGAGCTTCGGGTTTTCGACCCGGAAGGATCAATGGGAGGTCCGCGACGGCAAGGATCTCCGCACGCTCCTTGACGTGAACCTGTTCGAAGTCTCGCCGGTCGCCATGCCGGCCTATCCCGACACGTCGGTCGCCATGCGCTCGCTAGAGGCCGCGCGGTCGTTCGCGCCGGAAGGCCCCGTGACTATGACTGTCCTCGAGCCCGTCGCCGCCACGCGGTTGCGGATGAAATCGCGCCTCATCGGGCGCTAACCCCAAAGCGATAGGCCCGCCGGTCCTACGCCTCCCTGGCCGCCCGAGGGGCGGTTTTTTCTCGAAAAGGAACCACTATGGACATTCGCGCAATGCGCGAGCGGGCCGAGCAGATTTACGCGCAGGCCCGTTCGAAGCTCAACGAAGTTGAAGGCGTCGAGGCGGCTCGCGCCGTCGAGATCGAGGCCGAGTTCGACCGCATGGTCGCCGACGCCGACGCTCTCGTGGCTCGCGCCGACAAGGCCGAGAAGGTCGAGCAGCGCCAGGCTGCGCTCAACGAGGCCGACGTGCGTCGTCCCCGTGGCGAGGACCGTTCGGCCGGGCAGACCGCCCCCGCCGGCAAGATCCTCGAGTCCGCCGAGTACCGCACCGGCTTTGCGAAGCTGATCTGCGGCCAGGGCGACGAGCTCACCAACGAGGAGCGCGCCGCGCTTGCTCGTGGCAAGCAGGAGTTCCGGACCCAGACCGCCGGCACGACCACCGCGGGCGGCTACACCGTTCCGACGACCCTCGCTGGCTTCATCGACCGCGCGCTCCTCGCGTGGGGCCCGATGTACAACGAGGCGATCTCCACGGTGATCTCCACCTCGAGCGGCAACCCGCTCAAGATCCCGACCGTGAACGACACCGCGGTTGTGGCTGTTGCTCACACTGAGGGAACCGCGCTCACCGACGACGGCGGATCGGACGTGACGTTCGGGCAGAAGAGCCTGGACGCTTACGCCTTCGACACCGAGTTCGTTAAGTGGTCGTGGGAGCTCGACGCGGACAGCATTTTCTCGATGGAAGCCCTTCTGGGCGATCTGTTGGGCGAGCGCCTGGCCCGCATTGCGAACTCGCAGCTCACCACGGGCACGGGTTCCTCGGCTCCGAACGGCGTCGTGACGGCGTCGGCTCTCGGCAAGACCGCGGCCGGCACGGCGGCGATCACGGCCGACGAGATCATTGACCTCCTGCATTCGGTCGACCCGGCTTACCGGCAGTCCCCGAAGGCGCGGTTCATGTTCAACGACTCGACGCTCGCGGCCATCCGCAAGCTGAAGGACGGCGACGGCAACTATCTGTGGCAGATGGGTGACGTCACGAAGGGCGAGCCCGGCACGCTGCTTGGCTACCGCTACAGCGTCAACCAGGCCATGGACTCCCTCGCCGCGGCGAAGAAGGTCATCCTGTTCGGCGACTTCGGCCGGTACTACGTCCGCAAGGTCGGCGGGACCACGATCGGCGTTCTGAAAGAGCGCTTCTGGCCCGATATGGGTATCGCTGGCCTGATCCGCTTCGACGGCGAGATCGGACAGTCGGCCGCTGTGAAGCACCTCATCACGGCCGCTTCCTAAGCCTAAAGACGGGGCGCCTTTGGGCGCCCCGTTCCTCCACGGGGACACCCTATGAAAATCAAAATGCTGACGAGCATCGCGGGCGCCGACTTTGCGCTTTCGCCAGGTGCCGAAACCGAGCGCTTTTCCGAGGCGGAGGCCGGGCGCCTTGTCGCCGCCGGCTATGCCGAAGAGGTCGCGGCCGAACCCGCTCCCGCCCCTGTGGTCGAGCCTGTGGTGATCGAGACCGGCGCCGTTGCTCCCGTCGAAACCGCCACTCCCCGCCGGAAGAAGTAAGCCCCATGCTCCGCGTCATCACGCCGGCCACGACTACGCGCCTGACGACGGCGGACGCCGTGCGGGAGCAATTCGCCATTCCCGCCTCCGTGCTCGACGCGACGCTTGAGGCGTGGATCGACCGCGTGAGCGCGCAAATCGTGTCCTATTGCGGGCGCAAGTTCGCTACGGAACTCGTGCGCGAAAAGCTGCACGTCGACGGCCGGACCACGCTCTACCTGGCGCGGCTTCCGGCGAGCTCCCTCACTGTGACGGAAGAGGGCGTGGCCCTTGCCGAGCACACGGATTATCACGTCGACGCGGAGTCTGGCTGCATCACGCGGCTTGACGGGGCCGACGACGTAACGACGTGGGCGGACCTCGTGCAACTCGATTACGCGGCGGGCTATGTGCTCCCGGGCGATGAGAGCCGCACCCTGCCGCATGACGTCGAGCACGCCGCCATCCTCTTGGCCGGCTCGCTATACGCCAACGAAACGAGCGCCTCCACCGGCGGCGGCGGTTCGGTCGTCAAGGCCGAAGACGTCGAGGGCCTCGGCCGGATCGAGTATTTCGTGTCGACGACAACGACCTCGAGCGGCAACGCGCAGGCTCGCTTGAGCCACCCGACCGCCGAGATCCTTCTGCAACCCTACCGCGTCGCGGAGTTTGGATAATCCCATGACCCCGGCCGCCGCCCGCGCCATGTATGCCCGCCAGATTGCGGCCCATGGCGAGACTCTGACGCTCGCCCGTGGCGTGACCACGGCAAGCGTGCGCGGGCGCATTATGATGGCCGTCCCCGGGCAGGCGACCGAGCGGTTTACGGCTCAGATCACGGATACGGTCGGCCAGCGCCGGCCGACTGCCGTGCTCTTGGCCGAAACTCTCGACGCCGCCGGGTTTCCGGTGCCGCCGGCACGCGGCGACACGCTCGCCCGGGGCTCGAAAAAGTTCGTGGTGACTGAGGTCGACGACATGACGCGCCGGATTGCCGGCGAGGCGGTCGCGTATCAGCTCATCCTCGCCGGGTAAATGGCCCGCCTCAAGGCGATCTCGCGCGAGATCGACGCGCTCGTAAAGCGGGAGCTCTCCCGCGCAGCGCAGCAAAAGCTCATCGCGGACGTCGCCCGCAAGGCCATCCGCGAGGCCGACGAGAACAACCGGCGCGTCGCCGGCACCACGCTTCCCAAAGAGGTGTTTGTCGACGGCAAGCGCGACGCGCCGCTCGAGAGCGTCAATCCGAACGGCGGTCTTATCCTCGCGCAATGGCAGATGATCCACGAAGTCGTGGATTATGTCTGGCAACTCCTCGTCGAAAACTCCCCGGTCGGGTCCGGTCCTTATTCGGACGGCCATACGCCAGGGCGCTATCAGCGCTCACACACGCTTTTCGCGGACAGGATCGAGCTCGACAAGCCGGACCCGAACCTCGTCGCAAAGGAATGGGTGTTCATGTCGAGCGTTCCCTACGCTCGCAAAATCGAGCGCGGGCAGAGCGACCCGGCGGCCGTCTATGAAACGTCGGCGGCAATGGCGAATGCCCGTTATGGCAACGTCGCGTCGATCCGGTTCACGTTCCTCGATTGGATCGGCGGCCGTTCGATGTTCACCGATTGGCTGTCCGGCAAGGATTACTCGGGATTGGGCGAGGCCGCGGGCCGCCGCCAATTCCTCAAAAACTCCCGTCAGCCGACCATCATTATAACCCCGAAGTGAGGCCGACATGGCAACCAAAGCGGTGTGGGACGCCGTAAAGGCGCGCCAGGCGGCGAATTGGACGACGCTCCCCGTCTATTACGCGAACGAAGCGACGCAGCCGCCCGCGGACCTGTCGGGCTTCGTCGTGGTCGAAACGCCGATCGGCCGATCGTCGACGATCTCGCTCGGGCCCTCCCGGGGCTACCGGGAGGAAGGCGGGTTTCGGTTCGTGATCCACGTTCCTCTTGGATCGGGCGCGGGCGACGCATTCACCTATGCCGACGCGCTCGCGGCGCTCTACCGGGGCAAGACGCTGAGCGCCGGCCTCGAGACGCTCGCGCCGGGGCCCGCGGTCCCGCTCGGGGACGACGGGGCTTACTACAAAGTCTCGTTCTCGGTCCCCTACCGCTATCTGTTCAGCGCCTAAGCGCGACGCACCGATCCGCCGTCTGGCGGTGAGCCCTCAACCGCGCGTGGGCGGCGCATGTGGCCGCCGATCGGGCGGCTTTTTCTTTACGTGAAGGAGCCATTCGAATGGCAGCAGCTACCACTACCATTTCGGCCGGCGCAGGCTGCGCCGTCTATATGTCGACCGCGGTTGTCGCGGCCGGCGCCGACCTGACGGATTTCGAGGGCCTGACGTGGACCCTCGTCAACGAAGTCGCCTCGACGGGCGAGTTCGGCGATCTGTCGAACCTCATCGAAGCGTCCTCGCTCTCTGACGGCCGCGTGCGCCGCCTCGCGGGCCGCGCCGACGCGGGCGACTTCACCCTGACGGTGAACTTCGTCGCGTCCGACGCCGGGCAGATCCAGCTCCGCACGGCTGGCGCCTCCGCCAACCGCAACAAGCAGTACGGCTTCAAGGTCGTCTTCAACGACGAGCCGGACGCGAACGACACGCCGTCCGTCTGCTACATGCTCGGCAAGGTCACGTCGGCCCGGTTCTCGGGCCTGAGCGTCGACTCGGTCGTGCAACAGCAGTTCGTTATTCCGATCCAGGAGGAGCCGATCCTAGACGTGGCGGAAGCCGTCGCGTAATAACGTCCGATAAGGAGTCGGGCGGGTTAACCGCCCGACTCCCTTAAAAGCAACGCGGGGCAGACCATGAGCATTCTGAACAACAACGTCGCGATTACGCTTGGCGACGAGCCGTTTAACCTCGTTCCGTCGCTGCGCGCCGCGATGACAGTGTGCGAGTATTTCGGCGGGTTTCTCGAGGCCGACAAGCGCCTCAAGGCGTTCGACCTTCGCGCCGTCGCCTTCGTGATCGAAGTCGGGCTCGGCAAGGTCGCCCCGAAAAACGTACAGGAAGTGATTTACGAGACGGGCATAGCGAAACTGCTTTCGCCCGCGATCGAGTTCATTGGCATTCTGGCGAACGGCGGCAAGCGCTACGTTCCCGAGGCCGAGGCACCGTCTGAGGGAAACGAGCACAAGGCCGCCGCATAACGCAGGCCGAATTTCTCCTCGACCTCTACAAAGCGGGAACCGGAGTCCTGGGCTGGACTCCGGATCTGACGCTCGACACGCCGATGCAGCAAATCCTCGCCGCGCGTGACGGTCGCGTTGAAATGGTGAACGGGATCTTGAAAGCCGTGTTCCCGCCAAAGAAAGGCGCCGCGGGCGGCGCCCCTGGCGCGAACGGCTCTTACGACATTCCGATCACCAACGGCGCCGCGATCCGTGAAATGCTGGTGAACCGTTTCGGTGCCAAGCGCGCCCCGCGTTGACCTCGTTCTCGATCACGACCGTTTGGCGTTGGATCGGCACGACGACGACTTGAGGCATAGGCGGCACCGGCGGCGGCTTCGGCGACCACACGCGCACACCGTTCGCGGAGAACGTGTTGAATGTCGGGCCGCCGGGGTCGGGCCATGAACCCATCGGATCTTGAGCGAATGCGGCGGACGCCGCGCAACAGAACACTCCAACGATAATCGCGCGCATAAGAACCTCCCGTCACGAGAGTAGCGCAGAAAGGATCACCGGCAATGGCTGATAAATTAATTGCCGAGATCCTCGTTCGCGCTGGCGTCGAAGGCGTCGACGGCGCGATCCGGAACTTGCACGCGATCAATAGCGCGCTCGCGAGCACGGGCGTCGCCGCGCAGGCGAACGACAAGGCATTTGCGGGATCGGTGACGGCGATCGAGCGGCTGAGCCGCGCGTTCGTCGACGGCCACGGCAATCAGGTTCGGTTCAAGGGCGCGATTAACGATCTCGGCAAGGCGCTAAACAGCGGCAAAGTCGAAGCGGAAACCGCCGCGACGATCTACGAGGGACTCGCGAACAAGTTCGGGCTCGTGGCCGACTCCGCGTCGACCCTGGCGCGCGGCTATGGCCCGCTGGCCGGCATTATCGCTTCGGTCAACAAGGATCT